AGAGATCAGGGCAGCGGCGCGCCTGTCTGAGCGCCTGTCTGCTCCCACCAGACCAGACTAACTCGCCGGGCCGGTAGCGGTCCACAGGGTTGTACCCATCTGTGGACTGCTACCCGGTGAATTCCCACACCCGGCACTGGACCTGTGGATACACCGGGTGCGGCTCGAATCGCTCGGTCGGGCGGTACACCATCGTGCGGCCCTGATGCTCGGTCGCTCGTTGCTCGACCAACGCGTCGTCTTCGAAGTAGCACCAGCGGTCCCGGAAGCCACCCCGGAAGATGACCACCGGGCGCGCGGTGTCCCAGGGGACCTTGCTAGCTGTTGTCGCCATCGGGGTCGTCTCCGAGGTCGATCTCGGGCTCCATGTGCTCGGCCTCGTAGGCGGCGTCCAGCGCGGCCTCCTGCTCCTCGTCAGACAGTACCCGGTCCTGGGGCTGCGCTGGCACGGCCGGGGCCGGCTCGGGCTGATCTGGCCCCGGCGCGGGCTCCTCGAACGCGACCGCAGCACGCAGCTCGTCGGGCGTGGCGAACTCCAGCGGCATCACCGCGCCGCCCTGGATGGCCATCAGGACCGTCGGCAGGCGATCACCGTGCTTGTCGATCGCCGCGTCACGCAGCGCCTTCCACACCGCCGTCTGACGGATCTTGGGCCGCGCGGTGCCCTCATCCTCGACCTTCGCCCTCACCGACTGCGACGAGGACGGCTCCTCGGGCGCCTGGCTGGCCTCGGCCGCGTCGGCGGCCGCTTGGGCCTCCTGCTCCTCGGCTGTGGGCTCGGCGGCGCCGGTCTCGGGCTCGACACCGCCGGTGCCGCCCGGCTGGCCGTCGAAGGCGTCCAGGGCGTCGGGGGACAGGTCGACCCGGATCGACTCGTCGGAGGCGATGGCCTGGGCGAGCAGCGTCGACTTCGGCAGGAACTTGAACATCTGCCGTACCGCCGACTTGGTGGCCATCGCGTCGTAGTCGGTCGCCCACGGGGAGCGGGCGTTGCGCCCGGACTGGCTGCGCAGCCGGATCCGTTCGACGTCGTCGCGGCCCATCACGTGGAACACCCGGCCGCCGTTCACCATCCGGGCCACGGCGTAGTACAGGATCGGCTTGCCCTTCTCGGCGTCGAACCGGGGCCGGTGGATCAGCTTGTCCTCCAGCCCGTACTCGATCTCGTACTCCTCGTTTTCGAAGATCGCGTGCGCCTTGATCTCGGCGACGAGCTGGCTGCGCTGAGCCAGTTCGATCATGCCCTGGTAGCCGAGGATCCACTGTGCCTCATGCTGGCCGCGCCGGCTGTTGTGGAACGGCAGCACCCAGCCGTGCCCGAGCGCGGGCACGTTCGGGCGCAGCCCGAGCTGTGCGGCGGTCATCAGCGCGCCGAGCAGGGTCTGCTTCGTGCAGCGGATCAGGTCCGGCACGGTGCGCACGGCGGTAATGGCGTCGCGGATGAGCTGGGCCGCCTCCAGGCCGCGCGGCATCGCGGCCTGGAACTGCTCCTGCATCAGCCACAGCTCAGCGGACAGGTTCGCGACCCGGTCGACTTCCTTGCCGGACTTGGCCGGTTCGAGGCCGGCGGCCGCTCGGGCGCGGTCGGCTGGGGTCTCGGTGGGTTCACTCATGGCGTGCTCCTTGGGTGGGGACGTAGGTCACGGTCAGCTTGCCGTGGATTCGGGATTCGTCAACGCTCAGCGGCCGGAACGCCGCTGAGGGGTAGACGTCGCGTGGATGGATCAGGATGCCCTCGCTGATCAGGATCTCGATCAGGTCCGGCCACGGCGGGATGAGCGGCGGCAACAGTGGCGCCTTCGGGCGCCACCCCTGCGGGGACCACACGATCAGTCCCCGGCGGGCCGCGCCGATCAGGATCTGCCGCTGCCCCGGCGTGGCCATCATGTCGGCCGGCCGAACAGCGCGAGCTGGGTCGGCGCGGCCACCAGGTGCCGCTGCCATTTCGAGGTCGGGTCGAATAGCGGCGGCTCGGCCGAGGTGTGGCAGTCGCAGGCGCACCGCCAGATGTGGATCGGGCCGACCTCGACCGGACGGCCTTTGATCGTGACGACCTGCCCGGCCGGGTTGGTGAGGTAGCCGGCGGGGTGGCGCACGCCGAACTGGGCCGGGCCGCCAACCGAGCACTGACAGTCGTGGTGGCGTCCGAGCTGGCAATGCTGGGTCGGCCCCCACTCGCAAGGCGTCACTGGCCGACCTTTACTCACGGTGCCGTCGTCCACTGCCAGTTGCGCCGGTACCGCAAACCGCCCGGCTCGGTCAGGGCCTCCGGGTGCGCCTCGATCAGCGCCTTCAGCCCCGCCGCATCCAGCGTCGGCTTCGGCCGCGAGTAGTCCTCAGCCCACTCCGGGTGGGCCTTCTGCCAGTCCTTGTTCGCGCCGTCGATCTGCTTACTCGGGCGCCACGACGCGATCGGGGTGCCGTCGGGCCAGGTCAGCTCGGTCGCGTTGCCCAGGACCGCCTGAAGCTCAGCAACCAGGCCGTTGTACTCGGCCTCCACGGCTGCCTTCTCGGCATACAGCTTCTGCGCGCGCCGGACCTTGTCGCCCAGCTCGTCGGGCAGCTCCCGCACCTCACCTGGCTGCGCGTCGGTGTACAGCAGCTTCAGCAGGCCCGTTGACTTCTCGCTTGGCGCCGGGGGCAGGTCGCCCAGTACGTGCTTGGCCCACCAGTCATCAACGACGGTGAAGATCCGCCGGATCAGCTCCTCGTCGCGACCCATCAGCCGGTGCTCGATCTTGAACCGGGGACCCAGGGCCAGAAAGTGGATGTGATGGCGGCCGGTCACGCCGAGCTGGTGCGCCCCGGTGAACTGAAACGCCGTCGGCACCTCGTCCTCACCGTCAGGGCCGAACCACTGCGACAGGTCGCCTTGGGTCTTGACCTCGATCAGGCACTTGCCCTGCGGGCAGATCGACAGGGTATCCACGCTGGCCCCGGCGTAGGGATTGATCCGGGAGCGGAGCAGCCCGCAGCGGCGGGTCTCGATCGGGAAGCCGGCGAACCGTTCAGCCCACAGGCGGATGATCTCCGGTTCGAAGATCTGGCCCCGGGCCATCGCGTCGTTGGCGGCCTGGTCGGGGGCGCGGCCGGTCTTGTCGGCCCACAGGCCGAACTCGTCACGGTAGGAGGACTGGCCGAACAGCACGGCGACGTCTGAGGCGCCGATGAGTTTGCGCCGTTCAGCCAGCCACACCGCCCGTTCGACGTCGACGCTGCACACGAGCTGCCCGCCGGGGGTCGCCCACGGGCGGATGATCTGCTTGGACAGGGGTTGCGGCATGACGGTCTCCCTTGGGTCAGGACTCGACGAGGTCAACGACGTCGTCCCAGCGGTCCGAGACGCCCTGAAGCTGCGCCCGGGCGATCGAGCGGATGTCTTTGCGGGCCTCGAACTTGTCGTCGTCGACGAGCCCAGCGATGGTGTCGCTGATCAGTGCGTCCAGTGTCGCCGGGTCCAGGGCGTCCAGCTCCCATGACTGCCGGCCGTACGCGGCGATGTAGCTCTCGATCCGGGAGTCGGTCAGCTTCGCCGGGTTCGGCGGCGGCTGATACTCGCGGATCTGGTCCATGTTCAGCGCGATGCGGGTGATCTCGATCGGCGCCGCACCCTGCATCACCTCAGGGTTGCCGGTCAGGAACCATTCGCCAACCTGGAACGCGGCGTCATCCCAGTCGACCGACTCGTCCGGGTCGTCGTCCAGCTCGACACCCATCGAGGCGTGCAGGTCGGTGTAGGCGAACTTCGTCAGCCGGTCCTGGATGTCTCGGGTCATGTCGATACCGGACGGGTCGTGGTCACCGAGATGGATCACCACGACCCGCTGCCCGGCTTCGATGTGGCCCATGAACCGGCGTGCGGCGCCCCACATCTCCGACTGCGACACGTAGCCCCGGCAGGAGAACCAGGGGCAGTCCCAGGGTTCGGCCGCGCGGGCGACCACGCCGGCCAGGGCTTCCTTCTCGACCCACACCTCGACCCGCAGGTCCTGGTCTTCCCAGAGGTCGACGTGGTACTGGTCGGCGACGGCCTGCACGATCTCGGCCGGGCTGTTCCACCGGGAGCGGCTACGCAGGTTGCGGGTTCGGTCGGTGATGTGGTCCCAGTCGATCAGCCCGGCCAGACGGGCACTGTTCACGATCTCGCCTAGCCGCTTGTAGTTGTTCTGGGTGTTCGCGAGCCAGCCGCGCTGCACGAACTGGTAGTAGAGCTGGCGCAAGGTGAGGTCGTAGCCCTGGGCGGCGTAGTCGGCGGCCAGGTCATCAGCGCGGCGCACGATGGCCATGGTGGCCGCCTGAGGCGCCCAACGGGTGTACTGGATCTTCACGTCGTTCTCCTTGGGTGGGGTCACTAACTAGTATCTGGTTAGACCGGACAGTTTCTACCGGCTGCGGGTCGCGACCAGGATGCCCAGCGCACCGAACGCGATGACAGCCCAGATGCCGAGGCAGCCGAGCACCCACGCCGCGACCGTCGGGCGGCGCCCCGGTTTCGGGTCGCGCTGGGTCGGGTCGTAGGTCCAGCGCACGATGTCCATCCGCTGCTGGCAGGGCCAGTCCGGCACGGCCGGGTTGACCATGCCGCACCAGCGGGGGTCCGGCGGCCCGAGCAGCCCCGAGACCTCGTGCCCGGGGTGCGTGGGGCAGGCGTAGACGGGGTAGAAGCTCACCGCCGATCCTCCGCACGGTCAGGCTGGTCGCCGAGCGGAGGACGGTCCAACACCGGCAGCTCGTGCAGGGTGCGATGCATCCGCTCGGCCAGGATCGACTCGATCTCAGCGAGCCGGGCCAGCCGCGCACTGTGCTGCTCCCACACGCTGGCCTCGCGGATGCGGCCGGTCTGCTCCAGCAGCTCGATCAGCGTGGCTCGGGCGCGGTACATCCACTCCGTGCCCCGGTTCTGCACGACCGGCCACGGCGCCATCAGGTCCGCGAGCGGGATCGGCAGCGGGCCAGCGTCGGCGCTCACCGCTGACCGTTCGCGTAGAACCCGTAGACCGCGCGGGTGCCGTCGCGGGACGGGTCGTGGGTGTCATGGACGACGCCGTCGATCACCGCGCACAGGTGCTTGGTGACCCGCACCAGCAGCCGGCCAGCCGGCAACTCACCGGCCCGCAGATGCACGGTCGTGCCTGACCCGATGCTCATCGTGGGCTCCCACCACCAGCCGGCCTCGAACAGGTACGGCTCGTAGACCCGGCGGGTCACGCCATCGCGGGGCGAGCGTGATCCCCTCACTTTGGCCGGCTGCGCGCGCAGCATCTCGTGCAGGTCGTCGTACACCTCGCGGTACGGGCGGCCGGTCGCGATCGCGATGGCCCGGGTCACGCAGTCGTCCGTGCTGCCCCGGAACCCGGCAGCGGCGCGGCCACCGTCGTCGTGGACCCACTCGATCGCGGCCATCAGACTTGCCCGCCGTCGACATGCACGACCTTGGCAGACTTCACCGTCGGCGCGCCGATCCGAACGATGTCGACCTGGGCCTCGCCCGGGGCGAGCCGGTTCAGCCCGGCCTCGATCTTGTAGCGGGCGCGGCTGGCCAGCTCGACATCGCGGAAGTGCCCGTGCGCTGAGACGATCAGCGTGCCGTCCTCCATGTTCGAGGTCACCACGACCGTCCAGTAGGCGCGGCCCGGCGCGGGCATCAGAGCGCCCCTGACCGGAGTTGGTCGAGCACGGCCGCGTGCGACACCCGGGTCAGCATCGCGATCGACTGCACCCAGGCCGACTGCATCCCGTCCTGATACAGCCACTGCTCAGACGGCAGACCGGAGTCCTTGCGGGCCTCGGCGCGGTGCCAGCGCGCGGCCAGCTCGGCCACGGCGTCGGTGATCCGGGCGGCCAGATCCTCCAGCAGCTCCTCGACCGGCGCGATCGTGGTCATCACAGGCCCCGGCGTGACAGCAGGCGCCCGATCAGCCGGCGCTCCTGACGGCGCAGCAGCCGCTGCGCCAGGGTGCCGCGCTGCGCGGCCTGGTAGTCGCCGATGGTGCGCTGCGTGAAGTACAGCGCCCGGCGGATGGATGAGAGGTTCATGGCGTGCTCCCTTGGGTGGGGCGTGTCTTGTCAACCCAGACAGTATTTCACCTCCGTCAAGCCCGGGCAAGTTCACCGAGCCGACTTGACGAACCGATCAACAGCCCGCCATCCTGTCTGGGCACGCCAGACAGCGCGTGAACGGCGCCGGCCCCACAAGGAGGACCGACGCCGCCCGCACCGCCCGAGGCCGAGGGACCCCACCCAAGGACTCGCCATCGACCCAGTCAGCGGTCCCCAGAGCATAGGGCGCCCGCTGACCTAGAGAGGAACCGAACGATGAAGATCCGCGCCCTACTCGCGGGCATCCTGCTCGCGACCGGCCTCGGCGCCACACTGGGCATCGCCCACGCCAGCGCCTGGACCGCCAGCCTCGCAGGCGAAGCACGCTGCGAACCCGCACCCCGCAACGCCACCGACACGTGGGTCGTCACGTGGGGGTACACCAACACCGACAGCCACCCCGCCGTGATCACCGCCGAGACCGACCAGCATTCCAGCGACCAGCAGCTCATCGGGCATCAGCTCCCGGGCGGATCCGGCGGATTCCTGACCGTGGCCTACCCGGCCTCGGCGCCCTCCGATCAGCTTTCACTCACATTCACCTGGAAGAACGACGACGGCAGCATCGCCGACCATAAGACGGTCACCGCGACCGTCCAGCAGCCCTCCGGCTGCACCGTGTACGCGTCTCCCGTCGTGCCCGCACCGACCTGGCAGGGCCTGGTCTGCGGCGGGGTCGGCGGGGTCGGCAGCCCTATCCCGGCAAGTTTCACCACGACCGCCGTCACCGGTGTGCACTACGACGACGTCATCGACGGTGTGCACTACGACAACCAGCCGGCCGGCAAGCACATCGTGGTGATGCCCGGCCGTGACGTGACCGCCTACGTTCAGGCTTGGGATGACACCAGCGGCGCCCTGATCCAACAGTGGAGCCACACGTTCACCTACCACAAGTGCATCGTGGTGACGCCCACCGCGACCCTGCCCGGTGCGCACAGCCAGCCAGTGGCCCCAGGGACCAGCAGCAGCTCGTCCACCCACCGCCCGGCCAGCACACCGGCTAAATCGCCGGTCGCCGCGCGCCACGTGAACCTAGCCGTGCACACCACGGCCAACCCCACTGCGCCGAGCAGCACCGCGACCCAGTTGGCTTCGACTGGCACCAGCTACCCGGCCGGCAAGGCAGCCCTGATCGGGCTCGCCGCGATCCTGGCCGGCTCGCTGCTGATCGGCGGCGGCTACTACGCGACCCGCGCTCGCCGCCAGCACTAGACCATCTGGCCCCCTTGGGAAGGGCGGCGGCCCCGCACCAATGAAGGTGCGGGGCCGCTGTGTCCCCAAGGTTGACGCGGGAGCCAGGATAGCCGATCAGGCCGCCGATGCGCTGGTGATCACCAGCGCCTGCCCGTCGATCGTCGGCGTCGCGGTGATCATGGCCGACGGCGCGACGTAGACCGGCTTCTGCGGAGAGCCGATCAACCAGCCGAGCTGAGGCCAGCGGTGCTCCAGGAACCGGGCGGCCAGCCACCACAGATAGGCCAGGACGAGCCCGAACAGCGCCGAGAGGATCTGCTCAGCGCGGTCGGTATCGACGCCGAGCCCGGACAGCAGCGCCGGCACGACCGGCAGCGACAGCAGCCACCCGACGAGCATCGGGACACCCGTGCGTAGAGCTGAGGCGATCAGGTTGTTGCGTACGAAGCCATCGAGCATGGTCGGTCTCCTCACCAGCGGAATAGGTGGTCCCAGTCATCGGCCCAAACCTGGCCGAACAGGCTGGTGCTCGCGGCGTATCTGGCGTGCTGCCAGCGGGCGACCGCGTCGCGAGTCGGCTGCTCGAACAGGCCGTCGGCCCAGCCGCTGGCCGGGTTGTGGATCCCCGGCACGTACCCGAGGGTGATCAGCCGCTGCTGGATCGCCCGCACGTCGCCGCGCTCGTTCGCGTAGTACCCGCCGTGGCTCACGGCCGGGCCGGTGATCAGCCCGAAGTAGTTGCCCGGCCGCATGTAGACCGGCCACGGCCGGTGCAGCGTGGTCTTGATCGGCGGTTTCACCGGGGGCTTGACCGGCGGCGGGGCCGACGTGCCGACGTGTTCCTGGTGCGCGCCCAGCGGCCCGGAGATCAGAACCACATCCTCGTCGACGGCGCCCAGCTTCGGCCACTGGTTTCCGGTTTGCCAGATGCAGGACGTGAGCCTGTGCCCGCCCATCTTGGACAGCAGGAACCGCATCGCCGGGGCGAGCTGGCTGGCCGTGGGCTCCCACAAGTCCCAGGTCGTCACGGCCGGCGGGGCGCTGATGCCGAGGTCACGCAGGAGCTGCTTGGCGACCGACCAGGACGCCGCACCGGGGATCCAGCCGTGCTTCGTGCGCCCGGTCTTGGACAGCGCGACGACGCACGGCAGCGGGCCGTAGAACCCGTCAGCACGGTAGTAACCCCGCCAAATCTCGTTCGTCTTGTCGATGTACGCCTCGATGCCGCCGAGCATCGAGGGCTGGTAGGCGGTGTCGAGGTTCAGCATGATCGTCGAGCCCTTGGCCAGTCCGTTCGACCGCCAGAAGTCCAGCGTCACTGGGGCGTCTTGCCGTGCCGCGCTTGCGCCCTCGATGGTGCGGTTGGCGTACCACTCGTCGTTGGCGATGAACAGCTCCCCGGCCGCGACGACGTCGCGCAGCTCCCCGGGCTTGCACAGCTTGTAGGCGTTCTTGCCGTGGCTCGGGTTCGACGGTGCGGTCGCGGCGCCGGCCGAGTAGCGGACCTGGAATCGGCTGCCGGCGGCGTAGGCAGCGTGCGCGTTGACGGTGATGGCGCTGTCGATGCCGTGGATTCCTACGGCGAGGCTCATCAGTGCGGCTCCCCTCGGGTGGTGGTCAACCCGGCCAGGGTGGCATGCGCTGTCCAGCTACGGCGTCGGGGTGGGGCTCGGCGGCGGCGAAGAGCACACCATGATGGATCCGCCGTCGAGCTGCGGTTGCGGGCTCGCGGTGTAGCCCGCAGGGCAGTCCGGTCCGGGGGGTCCGGCCGGTCCGGATGGGCCTGAGGGGCCGGGCTCGCCCTGCGGTCCGGTCGGCCCTGGAGCGCCTGGCGTTCCAGGGCTGCCCTCGGCGCCGGGGCTGCCGGACGCTCCGGCTGGGCCCGGGGAACCGGCCGGTCCACCTGGGCCTGGGGATCCGGCCGCGCCGGACGCTCCAGGGCTGCCCGCCGGGCCAGGTGGACCTGGCGGACCTGGCGGGCCGGCCGGCCCAGGTGGGCCCTGTACCCCTGGGGCGCCGGCCGGCCCGGCGACCGTGATCGGTGTCGCGCTGGCGAGCTGGCCAGCCTGCTCACACGAGATACCCAACGCCGCTACCTTCGCCCGCCCGGCCGGGCTCTTGCATGCCTCGGCGATCTGGTCGGCGATCGCGGTGCCGCGCGCGGCCAACGCACCGTTGGTGGACGCCGCGCCCTCAGCCGTGCGTTTGCCGGCGATCAGGCGGTTACCGTGATTCACCTGGCTGTACACCCAGATCGCGGTGGCGATGGCCAACGCCACCAGGAACGCCCCGGCCCCCCAGCGGCGGCGTCTACGGCCTCGCAGGGCGGCCTGCTGCCCCGCCCGGGTCGCTCTCGGGATCGCCTGCTTCCGGGCGAACTCGTGCAGCAGATCCAGGTCCGGCTCCCGGCTCGGCCCAGCGGTGCTGTTCCCGTTCGTCATGGCTAGCTCCTAGCTGCTGGAGCAGCAAGGTGATCTGCCCCTGCCGTTCGGTGAGCTGCTGATCGAGGAAGGCGAGTTGCTGACGCAACTCTCGTATCGTTGACCGGGCCTCAGCGAGCTGCTCGTCGCGCTCATCGAGCATCGCCTGCAACTCGTCGGCCTTGGCCAGGGCGTAGTCCAGACGTTGCCGTACCGGTGTGATCGCGTACTGCTCCACCCACTGCAAGATCTCCCGTGACGCGGCGTCGGCGGCAACGTGCTCCGAGGGCATCTCGCCGTCGGACTTGCCTGGTGCCTGGCGTCTGCGTAGCCAGTCGTTGAGCAGCGCGAGCAGGCCGACCACGAGCACCCCGACCACACCCCACAGCCCGGTCGTCGCGACTGGGGAATCCTCGGCTAGCAGCACGGCGCCCTCCACTCATGTCAGCCAGCCGATCTGCTGGATTGAGAGCCAGCACGAATCCGCCGACAGGGCGGTCACAGTGGCTGTGATCTGGGCGCAGATGTCGTAGAACGTGAACAGGTTCATGACCGTAGAGATGCCGGCGCCGCCCCCGGCGATGGGTTCGAAGTTCGGTGAGCGCATCGGGAATATCGCGTCGTTGCCTTGGCCCCCGGCCGCGTCGGTGCCGCCCGCCAGCCACAGGTTGACTCCCGACACGGACGTGGACTGCGCGATCTGGCAGGAGATCAGGTACCTGGCGTTGATCGGGACGTGCCAGGAGCTGTCCAGAGGCTGCCATCCGTTGTGAGTGTCTTCGATCACCGTCCATGGGATCAGCGCCGCGCCGAGGGTGCCTGACCCGGTGATCGCGCCGGTCTTGGAGCCTCGGAAGCTGACCCAGTTAGTGCCGTGGTTGCGGGCGACCTGCCCGAGCGTTTCGAGTGGTTCATCGACACGCTGGTGCAGCCGCACGTCGTTGATCGGCTCGCCGTCTTGCCACTGCGAGTTGGGCAGGAACGGGAAGGGCAGCGACGGATTGCCCTGCGTCGGGAACGTCATGTCACCACCCCACCTGGATCGCTTCGAACCGGTTCTTGTCGCTGCCCGCCGTGGTGATGCCCTCGATGCTGATTGCGGCGGTCACCCGCGCCCCGATCTGCTCGCCGCCAGTGAACCGGACCGGCATCATCCGGACCCGGGAGGAACGCCCGATGTTCTGCACCGCGCAGCCGTTGATGTTGCCTGAGGCGAACACGGCGACAGGGATCCCGCTGATGTAGAGCCGGAAGCTGGCCGCTGTGGCTAATGTCGCGACGGCGGTCAGCAGGAACAGGCCCCCGGCCGCTGGGACGGTGTACAGCCCGGTCGCGACGTTCCAGCCGCCAGCGGTGTCGGCCAGTGTCGTGTCGAATTTGATCGTGGCGCTCGCCGCGATCGCCGTGGCACCCGCGCTGCGGTGCGACAGTCGAAGCTGGGCCAGGTTCGAGCCGGGCTGGCCCAGCATGTAGGACCGCAGCGCGTTGAGGTTGGTGTCGACCTTCGGGTGCAGGTCGGCGGCCGTCTCCAGCACGGACCGGGGATTGGTGGGGTGCTGGAACTGGTCGCCGAGCGGGACCGCCGGAAACGTCATTGGTCAGTACCCGATCTGCTGGATCGTGAGGTAGGTCCAGGTCGAGATGCCGGCCGCGTTGGCCGAGGCGAGCGCGCCCCGCATCCGTAGCGCGATCTGGTTGCCGGTGACGAGCTGCGCGGTCAGGTCGATGTCTTGGCCGTAGGTGGCGGCGTTGCCCATCTGCCCGGAAAGAGTGACCCCGGTGAACGGTGAGGGGACACCGAAGATCTCCAGCACCCCGGCCACGGCTGTGGCCTGCGTCCAGCCGGCCTGGATCGCGTACAGCCCGTTCTTCTGCACGACGTACCGCTTGTTGACCGAATCCCAGCCCTGACCGACGCCGGTCCAGGCGTTCGCGGCGTCCTCGATGACCGTGCCGAACCCGATATTGGCATCCAACGCGGCCGGGCTGACAGCGGCTTTGGCCCGGAACACCGCGAAGTCCTGCCCCCACAGCGACATGTTCGCGGCCATCGCGTTGAGGTTGTCATCGACGTTGGCCTTCATGTTCGCGGCGTTGACGAACCCCGCCGCCCACTGGTTGGGCAGCGCGGTCGCTGGATAAGCCATGCTGCCCTCCTAGATGTAGGTCGTGGAGTCGAGTTCTGAGCGGCCGGCCACACCGAGGATCCAGCCGCGCGGGCGCCCGATCAGCCGGCCCGTGACGTCCTGCACGAAGCCGCCGTCATCGCTGATGTTGGGGTGGATCGAGGTAAGGATGATGTCGTCGTTCATGGTGGCCGGTGGTACGGCCGGCTTGCCAACGGCGGCCAGCTCGCCCCGGTCCTGCACTGTGACCCGGTCGCCGAGCTGAAGCGCCGCGTCTCCGATGATGGTGAGCTTCGCGAGCTGCGGGCGGGGCACGACGTAGTCGGCCAGGACGTCCTCGCACAGCGTCTGCACTGTGGCCTGGTCCTGGCGCCACTGCGAGTCCGGCAGGTTGATCGCCGGCAGTCCGGCACCGTAGGTCGCCGACACGGTGACCGACTGGATGCCGGCGGCGGCCAGCGCGGCACCGGCGTTCAGCGGGTAGCCCACCAGCCACAGCGTGGGGGTGCCGGCCGGTGTCCCCGGGAACAGCGACGGGTTCACGATGTAGGCGATGTGGTTGGCGGGGTTGGTGATGACGATCTTCACCGTGGTGGCGTCGAGCTGGGTCATCACGCAGTTCAAGGTGTCGCTGTCCGGGCCGGTGCCGTCAGGCTTGGAGTTGGCCCGGTAGCTGTTCAGCGGGCCAGGTTGGGCTGTCGGGTCCATGCCGCTGACCAGAATCGACGCTCCGGCCGGGACGAACGCGGTCGGACCGTTCAGCGCCGCGAAGATCGTGAGGCTGCCTTTGGCTGGCACGGCGTAGGTCTGGGTCGCGTTCCACACCACGGCCAGCGGCTGAATCGAGTAGGGGGTCACGGTGGCGTTGATGGTGCGGCCCCGGTTGGCCTCGATCGTCTCGTGCGCCAGATCCTTGATTGCGGTCAGTGATGTCACCACTCGCCCAGCAGCGCTGGGGAAGTTACGGCGGTTCTTGAACCGGAAGATTAGGTCTTCATCGAAGCCGAACGTGGCCAGCTCGGCGTCGGCGATCTGCTGGAGTAGACCCCACGCGTCGGTGACGCCCTCGACAGCCGGGGTAGCTGTCATCAGGTTCAGCGACGCGTCGAGGTAGGCCGTCGGGGTGAAATCGACCGGTACCGCAGCCGGGTCATCGGCCCAGACCTGCCAGGTATCCACTGGCAGGTAGAACCACGACGACAACTCCACGAACGTCGCGTCCATGGCCCAGCTACCCAAGGCAACCAGGTTGTACGTGTTGTGCGTCGCGTCGCCCCACAAATCCACGGTGGCGGTCGTGGCGCCGGTGAACGCGACCCTAGCCATCAGATGCTGGTAATCCGCCGCTGAGGCCGGGATGTTCATGATCGGGGTGAAGATGGCCGTTCCGGAGCGGGTCACAGTGACGAAGATGTCCAGCGTGTTGGGGGCTACGCCGATCTGAGCGGTCAGCTCCACCTTGTCGGTGGTGCTGTTGCCGACGACGGCCATCGTCATGGCGCTGCCTGCCGCGTTGCTCGCCGGCCGGCGCAACGCGACCCAGCCCTCCATGAGCACCGAGTGGCCGGTGCTCAGCGACGCCGTCTTGGTCATTGCTTGCCGGATGTAGGCGGTCGCGGCGGTCGCGCCGGCCCACTTGCCCGTCGTCCACGGAGGCGCGAAATCGTCGCTGATGGTGGCCGCTGCCGCGAAGTCCGCGCTGGCCGGGGAGGAGACCTGCGACCACAGCGTCTGATGCAGCGTGGCGTACCACAGGCAGCCCGAGCCGGTCGTGCGCGGCTGCGGGGCGGCGTAGATGCCGTTCGCGGCCAGGATGTACTCGATGAACGGCAGCGAGGACAGGCCCGGCGCGGCCAGGGAGTAGGTCGTGGAGGCCAGCATCAGTGGCAGCGTCGGCACGTTGGACAGCAGCGGCCGGTAGTCCAGCAGCGACAACGTGACCACGCCGGTGCCCCGATCGACCGAGACGCCATCGACGTAGCCGGTCATGATGGTGTACGTCTCCGGCAGCAGCACCCCCCGCAGGTAGATGCCCTGCTGGATGACGACTCGGGCGCCGTTGATGCCGGTCCAGTCGAAGTCATACAGCGGGCTCGACGTGGACCACGAATCGAACAGGGCCATCATCGACCCGGTCGGGTCCTTGACCGCGCCGCCGAGCACCAGGGAGGCGTTTCGGGCCGGGTATCCGGCGATCAGCCGGGTGCCGGCGGGGGCGTCGGTGGTCAGGTCGGCCTGGCCGGTGATGCCCATGAACACCTTCGACAGGTCCGTCGGCGCGCCGACCACGCCGGCCGGCCACGTCACGGTGACCTTGCTCGCTGGCCGCGTCTCGTTCTTGCCGATCGCGGCGGCGTAGGCCGGGGTGACGGTCCTCATTCGGCCTCGACCAGGGTCAGCACATGCGAGCGGCGGGCGTAGTAGCGCTCGGCGTTGGCAGCCATCGTCGAGTTGGGCAGCATCTTCGGTACGCCGAGCCCGAGCACCCAGCGGGGCAGCGAGGTCCCGGCAGGACCGTTGTCGGCCGGGTCGACGGTGGCGCTGATCTGCTGGATGTCCGGGGCAGACACATACACGTGCGGCGGGCCGGCGCTGAGCGCTTTCAGCACGATGCCGTAAGTCACTGCGCTGGCAGGGACAGAGCCGGGCGCCAGCGCGGCGCCGAAACGCTGCCAAGTCGTGGTGACAGTGGCGCTAGCTACCAGCGATACCGTGCCCAAGCTCGCGCCGTTGATGTCGGCGAAGTAGGCCAGGATCTGCACCTGTGTCGTCCCCGCCGGGCAGCGCAGCCAGGTCGCGGCGGTGAACGGCTCGGACAAGTTCACCGGTGGAGCGCCGGGCTCGGTGATGTTGGCCGCGCTGGCGTTCAGCCACAGGAAGCTGTTCAGGGCCGGGGTCCAGTCCTGCACTCCGCACAGCGGGGCATTCGCCGGGGGCGTAATCGAGGTGGCGGCGAAAGCGACCGACCCGCCGCTGGAGGGGAAGAACCCGGCGCTGGTGGCGTCGATCTGCCCGCCGCCTGAGATGTGCGCGGGCAGCAGATTCCTCCAGGCCGGGTCGATCAGGTAGTACGGGCCGGGGCCGAGCATCCCCGCGTAGATCGACACGACGAGGTCGGCCTCGTCCCAGTTCCGCTGGCTGAAATCCAGCTCGTAGATCCGGCGGGTCTTGCCGAGGCGCTGCACCCCATGGGAACCGCCGACGAGCTGGTGGTCGACCTTGCCCTGATCCAGGGTGACCTTCACCCCAGAATCGGGCATCGTCAGCAGCCGAAGGTTGCCGGCCGGGCCGAGGTAGAACTGCTTCAGCGACGGCCCGCACAGCAGGGGGCTGGTCATGTCCACCGTCCGTTACGCAGATTGCGGGTGTTGACCACGGCGGTGAGTTTCTGCCCGTCTACGGACAGCTCGTGGCTGGCCATGATGGCGGCGATCAGCCGGTCGATCTGATCGTCGGTGAACGTCCCGGCGTCGGCGCCGTCGCCCCCCCTGGCTTTGCCCATCGCGGCGGCGAGCAGGTCGACGGTCTTGGGCGAGTCGAGCGGTGCGACCAGCTCCTTGCCTGATGGGTTGTCGCCGAGCACCGCCATCATCGGCCCGTCGGTGAGGCCACCAGCGGCCAGGCGTGGGATCAGGGTCTGGCCCCCGATGTGGACGTAGTGGCCGAACGCGCCGATCTTGATCCGGGGGACCGTGAGCGGCAGGCCCAGCAGGTCGTTGATGCCGTTCTTCATCGCCTCGACCAGGCCCCGGGCGAGGTCGGCCGCGCCAGAGGCGATGGATTTGAGGCCGTTCCACAGGGCGGTCATCAGTGACTTGCCGGCGCTGGCCATGCGCCCGGCGACGGCTCCGATCTTGCCGGGCAGCGACGTGACCGCGCTGACGATGTTCCCGACCCAGCCCAGCACCTGATGGTAGGTGCTGGATGCCCAGCGGCTGATCGTCGAGGACACCGCCGAGAACGCCCGGCCGACGAACCCCGCGATCTGCGACCAGTGCTGCCAGATGACCAGCGGAATGCCGATGAAGGGCAACAGCACCGCGAGCGCGAGCGGCCCCCACCGCTTGATGAAGGCATAGACGGTGTTCCAGGCCCGTGTGACGAAGGTGATGATCTGGGACCAGTGCAGCCAGATCAGCAGCGGGATCCCCAAGATCGGCATGAACAGCGCGAGGATGGCCGGCCCCCACCGCTTGATGAAGTTCCACACCCCTTGCAGGACGTTGCGGAAGGTTTCGCTGCGCTGGTAGGCGATCACGATGGCCGCCGTGAGCGCCACCAGCGCGACCACGATCAGGATGATCGGGTTGGCCAGCATGACCGCATTCAGGACCGCTTGGGCGATCGCGACGGTCTTGGTGATCAGCGCGTACGCGGCCCACGCGGCGATGAGTGGGGCCAAGATGATCGCGACCATCCTGATCGTGCCAGCGTTCTGCTGCACCCAGCCGAACACGGCCGTGAGCGCCGGCACGACGTAGGCGGTCAGCACGTGGACCAGGCCGTTGAGGATCGGGACCAGGATCTGCCCGATGCTGTCCTGAAGGTTGTGCACCCCGACCATGAGCTGCTTACTGGCGGTGTCCTGGGCCTTGGCGCTGCCGCCGAACTCCTTGTTCAGCTCGCCCAGGATGATCTTCTGAGCCTCCATGGTCTTGCCCGAATCGACCAGCGTCTTGATCTGCTTCTTCTGCTGATCGGTGAACGTGACACCCACCCGGGACAAGGCGCTGATGCCGGCGATCGGGTCGTTGAGGGCCTTGCCGAGCTGGATCGCGCCGGCCTTCGCGTCGGTGCCCATCGCCGTGGACATGTCGACCAGGGTCTGCGTGGCCTGGTTGAAAATGTCGTTGCCGGCCCCGACACCGTTCTTGACGTTGGTGAAGGTCAGCAGCATGTTCTGCCCGGCGAGGATGTTGTCGCCGTCGACCCCGGTCTGGGCCTCGATCTTGTCCGACAGGTCACCGACCTGCTTGGCCGTGACGCCGGCCGCGCCGCCCGTCGACTTGATCACCTGGGCGGTCTGGGCCATCACCACCTGATGGTCTTTCCAGCCCTGCACCGACTCGGCGACGAACGAGCCGATGGCCAGCCCTGTCAGGGTGCCCAGGAGCTGGCCGCCGAACTGCTTGCCCTTCTCCTTCATCTGGGCGCCGGCTGACTTTCCGGCCTTGTCGCCGAGCGCCTTCCCACCAGCCGTGCCGGCCTTGCCCATCTCGGCCTCGGCGACCTTGGTCGTACCCGAGAGCCCCCGCCTGAGGTCGTTCTCGGTCTGCGTGCCGAGCTGCTTCAGGTCGCTGGTGGTGATCTCGACCCGCGCTCGCGCGACCACCGGTGCGGACATGGCGCTAGTGTTCCGCCCCCCGTCCAGACTCAGCCCCGCATCGAGGCCGCCATCTGCTCCACCAGCACCGCCGGATCCCACTCCGGATCCTCGACCGGCACCCCTGCCAGACGGTTACGAAGCTGCCGCTCACCCAGACCCAGGACTTCAGGCCACCACCGTTCGATCATCTTCGTGCACGCGACCGGATCATCCAGCGGGATCGCGACCGGGCCGGCATCACGCTTGTTGACCCGCTCGATGTACTCGTCCAAGCGACGCCGGCCCTGGTCGTCGTAGCTGTTCTCATGCATCGACATCACGAAGTCGATTGCCATGTCGAGCAGCAGGCTCGGCTCTACCGTCCAGAGGTCTTTACCCGTGGCTTGCGCGAAGCGGCCCCGGATGCGCGGCCAGTACGGCGCGGCTTCGCGACAGATGCGGGCCGCGCTCCAGTAGGGCGGTCGAACATCGCCTCCAGCACGCTCTTGAAGATCGGCATCAGGTCGACCAGGTCGAAGCTGTCCTCGGGGTCAGACAGCCGCTCCTCCAGCAGCGCACGGCCCTGCCGTCGCCCGCCGGGATGCTCGTCGTCGGGTTCTGTGCGCGGCGCGGTCTCGATGTAACGAAACAGGCCCGAGATCACCCGGAGCAGATCGGCCGACAACTCCAGCGTCGGCCGATCGATCTCCGCGTCGATGAGCTGTACGGCGGTCGTGGCCACGGTCAGCTTCGGGCGCAGCATCGACATTGGTTCACCGTCGACGGTGAAGTGGATCCGGTCAGCGGCGGTGATCTTGCGGCGCCCGGCGGTCGTGAACTGCATGACCTCGGCGTCGTCGTCGGGCTCGTGCTGTGCGGCAGTCACGTGCGGTCCTTTCCTTAGAGGGAGGCGAACACCTCGACCAGGCTCCGTCGCAGGAACGGCCTGGCCTTGGTGCCGGGGTGGTGCACCCGCCGGGCGAACACCGGCGCGCCTTGGTACTGCCACCCGGTCAGCACCGTGCGCCGGACCGGGTGGATGTCGTGGGGGCGGGTGCCGTCGTGCACCGCGAGGGAGTAGGACGCGGTGTTCTGGAGAACCGCGACGATCCGGGTGTCGGTGTTGGTCACGATCGGTGGTGCCTGGCTGGAACGCAGATTCCCGGTACGGACGTTCACCATGTCGTTGCTCAGCGCCAGCTTGGTGCGGGCATCGACCTTCATGCTGACCATCACGACGTAGCGGTAGATCGGCCCGGACGGGCCATGCCCGAGGGCGTAGAGCCGCTCCCGGTAGAACTCGATCTGCGTCCTGGCGGCCATCAGCCAGCCGGCGCGCTGTCCGCGCTGTGCTGCCCGCCGGTGTCGGGCTCGGCCGGCTCCTCGGGCGCCTCGGCCTCGACGACGATGCCGTTGGCCAGCAGCCCGTCGAGGTAGTCGGTGCGCTCGACGTCGACGAGCAGGTCGCCCTTGGCGCCCAGGCCGACGACGTCCTGATTCACGCGCACGGTGGTCGTGGTCTTGCTGGCTGGCATGGCTCCTCCTAGAGCATGGTGAACGGTGCCTCGCACACGATCCTGTCGATCAGCATCCCACCCGAGCATTGCCCGTCCGGGCCGATCGGTGCCCACGGGTCGAGGCGCTGCCCCAGGGCGCACGGCTTGATCAGGGGCGGCAGGTCGTATGCGACCGCTTTATACAAAGCGCCCCGGTAGTCGCTGTCGCGGTTGGCGTAGCCGGTTTCCTCGGCCGGGTCGATCGCCGCGCCGTCCGGGTCGATGTTGGTGTGGCACCACAGGCAGCCCATCTCGATCGCAAAGCACACCGCCCGTGTGGACAGGTCGAAGTCGATGCGGGGCTCGGCGAACGGGTCGGCCCCGCCATCGGTCGGATACTGCGTCGCGACGCGGGTCCACAGCAGCCCGTCGCAGCAGTCCTCGATCGGGATCGTCGAGCCGGCGATGAACACGGTGATAGCCGGCACCTTCAGCCCCAGTTCGATGATCGCGGCTACCGCCGTGTCGAGCATCTGGGTGGCCAGCACCTTGCCGAGGTCGGTCATCGTCGTCACGGGCGCCATCATGCCTGCGACGGTCCAGCAGAACCGGGGCCAGCCGGGCGCCGTTCAACGCCTCCCGGCCGCGCGGGGTTACCCGTGGGTGGTGGCATCCCAGAACCGGCAGGAGGCCGCTCAGGGCCGTTCTAGTGCCAGACGGTGCCGGACCAGGCCCGGCGCGCGGCCGGCCGCCAGGACGCCCCGTCCCAGGCCCGCACCACTGCCGGGCGCCAGGTGGTGCCATCCCACGTCCGGACGAGCGAGCCCGTCGGCAGAGCCACGGCCAGGACCGCGCCGATCAGGATCGGAACCGTCGAGGCCAGTTGCCGCTGCCCGGCCACGCCGAGCGCGGCCGCGATGACCATGGCGATCGCGGCGTCGGCTTCGCGCACTGCGCCGACAGCCAGCGTCGACCCCACGACGAGAGGCACGCCGGCATGCGTCTCCCGGCCAGCCCCAACCGCCAGCGCCGACGCCAACGCGATGGCCACAGCCGCGTCAGCTTCGCGCGTCACGCCGACAGCCAGCGACGCCGCGAGGGTGATGGCGACCGTGGCTGTCTTCTGGCCGGCGGCCTGCACGTCCAGCAAGCTTGCGACGGGAATCGGGATTGCCGCGTCGGCCTCGCGCCGGCCGGTGAGCGCCAGGGCCAGCGGGATCGCCACACCGATCGCGGAGTCGGCTTCACGCTGCGCCCCCACAGCGAGGGCGGATGCGAGCGTGACCGCGACGGCAGCGAACGTCTGCCGCTGCACCCCCACAGCCAGGCCCGACGCGACCGGTACCGCCACGAGCCCTTGGGCTGTGTGCTGTCCGGTCACGGCCAGCGTCGAGGCGACCGGTACCGCGACCGTGACGTCGATCTCGCTGCCGCTGCCGGTGTGCGGCACGACCGCCTGCACCCCGGACACCATCAGCCCAGTTGCGCCCTTGCCGGTGGCCGTGGACGCCTGGGCCAGCGTCGCGATGATGTGCCCGAACACCGGCTTGCCGAACCCGAGTGCGGCCGTCCACTGTGTGGAGGTGTCGTCGTATTGCAGCCCCAGCAGCGTCCAGCGGGCCGCCGTGGTCGAGTTGAGGTTGCCGGCGGCGGTGTCGGCCGGGAACCAATATCCCCACGACTGGTAGCCGTTCGCGGTCGCCGCTGTCGCCCAGCTCGTGGCGCTGTAGTAGCCCTTCAGGATGAACCGGGCCGGGCCGCCGTAGGTGGCCAGCAGGCTCAGCAGCCCGGCGATGTCCTGCTGGCCCTTGTTGTCGATGAATAGCACCCGGTTGCCGGTCGCCTGCGCGGCCAGCATGTCGTCCAGGCGCCCGATCGGCTTGTTCCCGACCGTCGTCGTCAGCGAGGACAGGGCCGCCCACGTCGAGGTGGGGATGTCCATGCTGGTGCCGAACACGCGGCTGGTGTTCTGGTCATGCGACAGCACCCACACCCCGTCTGAGGACTGCCATACCGACGCCTCCAGCGCGAGCTGAGGGTTCCACGCGGCGGCGTTGACGTAGGCGAACAGGGTCTCCTCGGGCCAGTCGCCGGACCCGCCGCGATGGGCGGCCTCGGGCAGCGGCAGCACGAGGAAGCCCTGCACGGGGGTGGCCGGGACGACAGCGAGCGTGGACCCGACCGGGATCGGCATCGCGGCGTCAGCCTCGCGCTGGCCGACGATCGCGAGCGAGGTAGCCACCGGCACGGCCACGGTCGCAGTCTGCTGCCCCGACGGGGTGGCCGCGAGCGTGCTCGGGATCGAGACCGCGACGGCGGCGTCAGCCTCGCGTACGCCGCCGATGGTGAGGGTGCTGCCGATCGCGACGGCGACGCTGCCCTGAGTCTGCTTCAGGACCACCGGGACCTGGTACGCCGCGCCGTTGGAGTTGGCGGTGCCACCGTAGGTCGTGGTCTTCGTTGCCGGGCCGGCCGAGTCGTCATAGTGCCCGACGATGACCGAGCCGGCCTTGCCCGTGACCGGGACCTGGCTGACGATCGCGGTGTAGCCGTTCGGGGTGATCGAGGTCTGCGACGTGGTCTTCTCGTGCGACACGACCAGGTTGGGCTGCGCCGACGTTCCTGTCGACACGGCCGTGGTGTCGTTCGACGCGGAGGGGCGCGTCGTGACCGTGCCGAGCGCACCGAAGTCGGAGTGCACCGACCCGTCGAGCACCACGCAGGCGACCTGCCCGGTGTTCGAACCGAAGTTCGTGTTGGACGTGATCGACACTGACGCGCCGTCAGCCAAGGCGTACAGCTTGTGAATGAAGTGCCGGTCACCGGTGCCGACCGCTTGCGAATACTCCAGCGTCCAGCCGGCCGGCGCGCTGATCGTGCGGGTCGAGCTGTCCCCGGTGATCCATATCCCGATCGGATCACCCACCTGCGGAGTGCCCGGGAACGACCACGAGAAGGGGTTGCCGGCCGGCGTGGGTCCACCGTTGGATGCGCGGACCGTCACGTCAGGCACGGCAACCTCCGGTTACGGCAATGTCGCGGTGAGCTGGCTGACCGGGATCGCCAGCACATCAGCGGACGCGAACCCCTTGGACAGGTCCGTGCTCGGCCCGAACACCACCCGTTTCGGGGTGCCGGTGGAGTCCATGACCCGGATACCGTTCCACGTCCCGGACGCCGTCGCCGTGATCGAGATGATCGCGTCGTTGTTCTTCGTCGGGACATTCGACACCGGCGCGGCCGCTGTGCCCGCCTTGCCGGCCAGCGAGACGCTGCTCGTGCCAGTACTCGGGGTGCCGGCGACCGTGGAGGTCGCGCGGGTCGCGTCGAACACCACGTTGAACGGCTTCGTCAGCGTGATCCCCGCCCCGCCACCAGCAGCCGGGATGGCGATCGTGCCCGAGGTGTCACCGGCCGCGCCGGCCAGCAGGAAGTCCAGGAACGGGTCGCCAACAGCGGCATCAACCATGGTCATGACTGGCTCTCCTCGGCCTTGGCCACCTCGGCGGCGACAGCGGCCAGCTCGGCCTCGCGTTCGGCGCGTAGCCGCTCGGCGCGCTCCTCGGCGAACTGCTTACGGGCCGCGTAGTCGCGGCCGGTGTCGTTCTTGACGTGCTCGATGATGTCGCTGTGCGCGTCGGCCAGGGCGGCCTCGACGTCGTGGGGCAGGCAGTCCCAGTGGTAGGACTCCGTGCCCAGGTGGACCATCGGGTGGTCTAGGCCGTTCTCGTCGGTCTGTGGCTGTCCGCAGTGCGTGCAGGTGTTGTCGGTCATCGGTGGTCCTCTCGGGTCATGCCGTGTTGTTCCAGGTGTCCAGCAGCGCCAGGACGACGCCGCTGACAGTGGCCGGATCGACCGGACCGGTGAACACCTTGGGCCGCGTGGTGACCGCGTGCAGCGCGGCCGGCTGGTAGGTGGCGCCGTCCCAGGTCATGGCGATCGGCCCGTCGGCGTAGTACGGCAGCGACGCCCAGGCCGTGGCCCCGTCGCCGACCTTGATGCGGCTGGTGTCCAGCTCCAGCCCGGCCTCCCGCGCGGCCAGCACCGGGTTGACCGCTGCCCACGCGGCGGCGGTGCCGCCACGCAGCTTGATCGTCGTCGTCACGGCCCGCCACCGTCCATGACCATGTCCCCCGGGTCGCCCGGCCCGCCCCCGTCGATGGGGTCGCCGCCGGTGATCGGGATCGGCGCCCAGTTGTCGATGTTGACCGTCGACCCGGCGAACAGCGGCGCGTTGCGTCTGGTGTCAGGTGACCACACTGATGGCTCGCGTTGCAGGCCCTGCGGGTTAACCGTCGCGACCCACTGGTCGACCTCGGTGACGCCGGTTGTGCGCGCGGCCATCAGGATGTCGCGGTTGATCGTCACCCCGGCCCGGGTGACCGTGGTCGCGTTGAATGCCAGCCGGCACTTGCCCCCGGCGATCTGCTTGCCCAGCTCGCAGGCGAGCACCCCGGCCGCGTACTGGCCCTCAGCCGGCGGGGTCACGCCCCGGGAGTAGGTGACGGCCCACGTGTTGGCCGAGCCCAGCGCGGCGATCATGTCCTGGCTGGCCGGCCACTGCCCCCCGTCCTGACGGACCAGATAGTCGCCTTCGAGGCGGTACACGACCGGGTCGACCACGTCACCCTCGACCTGCACCTCGGCGACCGAGACGGCCGGGCGGGGCAGCTCCAGAATCTTGCGGTACGTCGGGTCAGGAGAGCGGGGGTCATCGGAGAACGGCCAGCCCGAGCCGTAGATCGACACCAGGTACGGGGGCCACCCATCGCAGCAGCCGCTGGGCAGCAGCGTCTGCGGGCGGTACTGGGTCAGGCGGGTGCCGTAGAACCGGCCTGACAGCGCCCAGATCCGTTCGATCGCCCGGGCCTGGGCATCAGCCCACTGCGTCGGGGTGATGTTCAGGCTGGCCGCGTCGCAGTCCGGGGCCATCGGCCACAGCAACGCACCCGCCGTGATCGTCATGGCCCCGGACCTTACGGTGTGATCACTACTGGGCCTCCCGGCGCGGTAGGCGCCGGGGCCGCGATCGGGGTCAGCTCGAAGTGTCGGTGAGCTGCCGGATCGACGTTGGCGATCAGCCGGGACGGGGTGTTGATCGCGTCGGCCGCTACCGGCAGGTAGCTCGTCGGACCCTTCAGCCAGTTCGGGTTGCCCAGCGTCGTGCCGTGCAGCGTCGCCGTGCACTCCTTGCTGGTGATGTCGTCGAACTCCACCCAGCCGTGGATGATCAGCGGGTACAGCATGTAGCCGTTGATCGAGCCCCCCGCGACGCAGGCGACACCGGCGGTCGCCGTCCAGATCTCCATCCCGAAGTTCTGGGACAGCGCCACACCGCCCTTCTCTTCCCAGCCGGCGATGGTGCCTTGCCAGTCGAGCACGGCGGGGCTGCCCGGCGCGGTCAGCATCACGATCGCGGCCGGGTTCACCTTCACCAGGTTCACCTCGATCGTCATGTCCAGCAGCGACGTGTTGCCCCGCTGGTAGACCTGCACGACGTCGTTGGCGCCCCGGATGTTGATGTCCGTGCCGTTGTCCATGTTCTTCGTCGTCTTGGCGGTGATGAACCCGTCGGTGACGAACGACGTGCGGGTCGGGGTGCCGATGAACGCGCCGCACTGGTCCAGCAGGGTGAACCGGACGACGCGTCCACGGATCAGGGTCTGCTCGTTGGCGCCGTAGGCCGCAACCATGAGTGTGGTCCTCTCTCGGGTTGCCCGGCCATTGCGCCAGCGGCGTTCGGATCTGGATGGTGGTGCTACTGCGCGACGTGCGCCCCCGTCGAGGCGTCATCCGCCGGAGCCTGCTGCCCGGGCGCCGGCTGGCTGGCAGCCTCGGCCTGGGCCGTCCGGTACTCGCGCAGCCGGGCCTGAAGCTCCTTCTTGTTGCCCGAGGTCGGCTGCTCGCCCGCGCGCAGCTCGGCCTGCATCTGCTCGTTGGTCATCGACTCGATGTCGTCGACCTCGCCGTCGGCATTGTCGTCGGTGCCGGCCGGGGAGTCGGGCTGCTCCGTGGCCTGCCCGGCGGTCGAGGGCAGCGCGGCCTCGGCCTTGTCCGCCAGCTCGGCCGGCACCCGGAAGAACCCTTCCCCGGAGTACTGCACGTCCTCCGGGCGCTCGGCCGCGTCCAGCAGCGCCTGGGCGGTCTCGGCTTCCTTGCCCCGCTCGGGATAGATGTGCGCCCACTCCTGTTCCTCGGCCGGGTCCATGTGCGGTGCCCCGCCCGGCTCGTAGGTCGTGGTGTCGGCAGCCTGGGTCTCGTCTGGCTTCACATCGTCGCTCATTGCGGTCTCTCTCCTCAGAGGCTCAGATCGACCAGGGCCGCGCCGACAGCGCAGTCGTAGCCGATCACGTAGGTCTGCTCGGCGAACACGCCGACGCCGTTGATGGACCGATCCAACGCCTCGGCCATCGTGAAGTCCACGACCGGGGCGCGGCGGATCGTGGGCTGGCCCGTGGCGTAGATCCAGGTCTGATTCGCGGCCGGCGCGACACCGTTCGGGCCGGTGCCGTCGTAGCCGCCGCCGAATACCCAGCGAGTACCGACCCCGGTGGTCAGGGCCTCCGGGTTGCCCGGGTCCCGGACCGTCTGATGGTCGCGGCGGGCGAAGGCACTGACACCGCGCTTGGCGTGGATCACCCCCACCCCCGAGTAGTGGTCGGCCAGCCAGTCCTCCAGCTTGCCGAGCGCCACGGTCAGGTCAGTCGCGGTGCCGGACACGACCGGTGTGGACGCCGCGTTCAACGGCCCGGTGTTGCCGCCGGCACCGGTCCACAGCGCGGCCTCGGCCGCGTGCTGTCCGGCCAGCTCCAGGATCGTGCGGGCACGGTCCCGGTAGGTGCCCTCACGGTCATAGCCGACGCTGCCGCACTGCATGCCGGCGTACACCGCGAACGGGAACGCCTTCGTGGTGCCCATCCCGGCCGGCAGCGCCTTGGCCGGGTCGGTGCCGGCCGTGTTGTTCGTGGGCGGCGTGGCGGCGCTGCCCACAGTGCCGGTGTCGAGGTAGGCCGTCACGGCGCCGAGCGTGGCCACCAGCCGGTTCTCCGCGCCCGCCACGGTGCCCCGGTAGACCTTCACTCCGGTGGTCCCGGCGGGCAGCGCGGACCAAGTCAGGTTCGCCGAACCGTTGAGCGCGATCGTCGCGGTGGCCTCGTTCGACTTAGTCGTCTCACCCTGGGCGTTCGTGCCGGTGACCACCCAGAAGTAGGTGCCGGCGGCGAAGGTGCCACCACCCACGACAGCGCCGGCAGCCAGCGCCGACGGCGGGGCGAGGACGCCTTGCGAGCAGCGCAGCCCCGCGAGGTAGAACGCGGCCGCGTAGCAGGCCAGAGGCTCCCACTCCACCCCGAGCTGCCAATGCGGGTCGTCGCTTTGGATCGGCTGGGCCGCGCCGAACAGCCCGAACCGGTACGGCTCGACGACCGGCGGTGCCACGTACAGCAGCGGCTGAGTCATGGCTGCTCACCGTCCCTTCCCGGACGTTGTGCGGGGCGCCGGCAGGCTCACACCGGGCCGGCGCCCCTGCCGGGCTTAGAGGATGGCGTTCGTCGGGTAGGTGCCCGCGTTGTAGGCGACGCTGGCAGTCGTCACGCCGAGGGCCGGGACCGGGACCGTCACGACGCGCGCGTCGAACCCGCGCAGCAGCGTGAGCCGTGCCCGCTCCAGGAACAGCGCGACGTACTGGTTGGTCTTCAGCAGGGTGCTGTCGTAGACCGCGTTCAGCTCGATCACGTCGTTGTTGGCCTGCATGAACGTCCCCGCCGGGTACACGAGGAAGTTCACCGTGGTGGGCCAGCCCACGATCGCGGTGGCCGCGCCGAACCCGGCCGCGACACCGGAGAACGCGTCCTGCCAGTCGTACACGAACTGCACGGCCGCGCCGCGCTCGGCGAAGTAGGCCACGATCTGGGCGTCGGTGACCGCGCTGGCGTCCTCGACAGCGGTCCGCTTGGCCAGGTCAGACCGGATCACGCCCTTGATCCACAGCGGGAGGACGACCTCGACCGGGGCGTTCTCGGCCATGCGGTTCTTGTACCGCATGTCGGTGATTTGCAGCTCGACCGCGCCCAGCAGGTTCTGGCTCGCGCTGCCGCCGGCCGTCGGGCCGGGCAGCGTCACGGCCGTCGAGGCGGTGACCATGTCGGCGATGGTCTTCATGTTCTGGTAGTGCGCGAACGCCTTCAACGCCTTGCGGGTGAAGTCGGTGTACGCCTCGGGGTAGCCCTTGGAGGTGAGGATGTCCCCGGTCAGGTAGATGAAGTCGACGCCCATCCGGTGGTCGGCGAACGTCGGGCACGGGATGTTCACGACCGGCTTGACGGTGCCCGCGATGTTCTGGGCCTCCGTCTGGCTGCCGATGCCGCTCGCGGCGCCGCTGGTGCCCCACATCGCGGTGAAGTCCGGGCCGAGGGCGTACCGCACGCCACCACGGTTCACCGTGATGCCCGGCAGGTTCAGGATGCCGTCCTCACTGGTGAAGTCGAGCAGGTCGTACAGCGTCTCGGACGGGGCGCACCAGCCGGCGGCCGTCAGATGGTCCTCCCCGGTCTCGGCCTTCAACCGCTCACTGGACAGCGCCCAGTCGATGGCCTCGTCGAGGTCGGCGGTGTCCGGGCCGGCGTTGGCCGAGGCGACCAGACGCTCGTCGGCGGTCGGGATCGCCAGGTCACCGATCCGCTGCACCGACCGGGCCGAACCGGCCCGCTTGGGCAGGGCGTTGAACTGCGACTCGGCCGCGCGGCCGAACGCGTCCCAGTCGATCGTCGCGCCGGCCTGCATGCCGGCCACGCCGGCACCGGCGACCAGGTGCGCCTCCGGCCCCTTGCGTCGCTGCACGAGCGTGGCCGCCTTGGGCTGGCCGGCGCCCCGGGCCGCTGCCGCAACGGAGGAGCGCCGGCCAGCGCTGGCCACCAGCACCGGCTCGCCCGCTGGGGCTGCCGCTGCGGGGTCGGTCGCCGTACCGGCCTGATTCACGGGCACTCCACCTTCGGGCTCCTCGTCGCTGCCCTCGCCGCTGTCCGCGCCGTCGTCGCCCTCAGTGTCGGGCTCGGGGTCCGGGTTGACCTGGGCCTTCAGCCGGGCGCGGGTCTCGTCGAGCTGCTGCTTCTGCGCGGCGTCGTCGGCCACGATCGCGTCCTGGCGGCCCTTGATCGCCTCGATCGCGCCGATGTACCAGTTGGCCTTCTCGACCCGCTCGCCCAGCGGCCCCTTGGCGTCGTCGGCCAGCAGCGCATCCGCCGCCTCGGTCGCCGCCTTGATCATCTCGGTCAGTTCGGCGACGGAAGCATCCTCGGGGGCTACGTACCCCGTGGTGAGGTCGGCCGGCAGTTCGATCTTGCGCTTGGTAGCCATCGTGGCGCTCCTTCGGCCAGAGACAGTGTGTGGAGTGCCCGGCCATTGCGCCAGCGGCGGCGTTCTGCGGGGGACGCTAGCGCGGCCCGTCCACTCAGGCGCCGCGCTTCACGATCCGCAGCAGCGTGCCCCGGTCACCGTTGGCCTTACGCTCGGCGTTCGCCTCGACCTGCGTGGCGAACTCCTTGGCCGGCTGCCCGGCGAGCTGGTAGCGCCACACCTCGACGAACCCCTCGCGTACGCCCCCGCAGTTGCAGCCGATCGAACTCACCTCCGACGTAGCGCCTGCCGTTCATTCCAGCAGGCTAAGCATCCTCGACGTCGTCCAGCGGAGTCGAAACGCTGGGTGCTCGGATCCGTCCAGAGGTGACAGCCGTTGGGGCCGGCCGAGCGGTCCACCTTGGCCTCGAAGCGTTCCCGCCAAGGCCGTACGGTCCTCATGCCGCCGCACGATACAGCCCACGCCGCTACTCCGATGCCGGCTCGTTGCGGGCGATCGAGGCGTTAGCCCACATCACCGTCTCGTCCAGCTTCGTCAGCGCGATCGACTTCTCACGGCTGTCCGGGCAGTGCCGGTCCAGCAGCGTCGCGAACGCCCGCCCGGCTTCGCGGATGTCCTGATAGCGGTTGATCTGATCCGGCTTCGGCGGATGGTAGGTGAACCGTCTTGCCAACTCGCTCAGCCCGATCATTCGCCGGACGCCAGCGAGTGCAGACGCAGCCGCGCCTTGGCCCGGCGCAGCTTCAGCTCGTCAGTGACAGGCGCGGCCGCGACCTTGCTGCGGTCGATGGTCTCCATCATCGATGCGACCAGGGTTTCGAAGTCGCTGCGGGCCACTTTCGCCCCGGACGGCAGCGTGATGTCGTTGTCGGGCTCGGGTGGGTAGACGATGCCGGCCGCGACCAGGGAGGTCTGCTCGCCGTTGGCGTCCAGCCCGACGATCGGGGAGATCCGCTCGACCGGGAAGCTGCCCTGGTTGACCGCGAGCGCGGCCACCAGCTTGCGGTTCGGGGACCGGCCGCGCCAGTCCCCGGAGAGCTGCCCGGCGGCCATCAGCTCATCGACCTTGTGCGGGTCGATGCCGTGCAGGAGCTGCCCGCAGACCTGGATGCCGTAGTCGTCGTAGTAGGCCCGTACCGGCGCGGCGATCGAGGAGGTCCGGTCGTAGTGCTCGATCGCGCCGCGCACGCCACCGGCGCCGTAGTGCCCGCCGCCGACGGTGATCTTCCCGACCTGGATTGGGCCGTCTTCGGTGACGACCTCCCCGAGGTGGAACATCGAGAAGTCATCCCCCTCGGGGACGGTCACGCACATGCCGGTCTCGGCGAGCTTCGCGACGTGGCACACCCCGAACGCGCCCAGGTGCCCGAAGATCTGCCCGGTCTCGCGGTCGAGCTGGATCGCGGTCGGCCCGTCCAGGGTCTGCTTGCGGAAGAACTCGGCCCGGTAGGGCTGGGTGTAGGACGACGCGAGCAACGCGAAATCCTCGTCGACGGTGTCGGGCATGGGCTCGCCTTCCGCGAAGGTCTCAGAGGTCGCCGCCAGCCCGGCCGGCGGGGCCTCGTCGCTGCCGGGCTTGTTCGTGGAGGTGGCCGGCGGCGGGACGAGGCTGCTGATCGGCACGGTCATCGTGACCGGGTTCTCGGGGTCGTCATCGGCATCGTTGTCGCCGTCGGGCAGTAGTTGGACATCGACGGTCGCGGCCTCGGCGTTGATCGCGGTGATGGCGCCCGTGTCGTCGTCGCCGTCTCTGTCAACGTCGCCCAGGCCGACGACGTCACCGACCGCCACGGTCGAACCGTCCTGAAGGGTGATCGAGTCGCCGGCATCGGCCAGCACCGGCCCCTCCGGGGTGGCCCCGGCGAAGTCGCCGGGGATCATCATGTCGGCCGCGCCGGGCTGGACCTCTGGGGCCGGGTCGTTGACGATCCGGGCGAGCGGGAACGCCTGCACCGACACCAAGGTCGCCCCGCAGAACTCCCACTCGACGGCGACAGCGTTCACACCGTCCGGGTCGCCCTGATACAGGGCCGGGTCGATCGGGTTGCCCTCGGCGTCGGCGAACCCGACTGCTGTCGGGACGATGTCCACCGAGATCATGCCGAGGCCGGCGTCGACTTGGGCCATGGCCTGCTGCGCGTCGAAGTTCAGCATCGGGTCCATGTAGTCACCCGAGCCCCACAACACGTCGCCTCGGTCCTCGACAGCCAGGATCCGGCCGGTGATCGTCGAGTCCTCATGGCCGTAGCCGGATTCACGCTGCCACGACAAAGGCAGCGGCAGTGGGCGGATGGTGCCGCCGCCGGCCTTGATGATCCGCCCGTCGGAGGACGGGATCCCGAGCTGCGCGAGCGGCCCGGACCAGGTCTGCCCGATCGGGGTCAGATCCGGTGACAGCGCGGTCGGGGTGTCCCCGCCGGTGGCGGACCCGTCGTTGCCCGGCGCGACAACGTCGGCTGGCGGCGCGGTGGGCGCTGGTGTGGTCACGGGGGCCTCCGTTGCGGCGGTCAAGGACTGGTCGGTCAGGTCGATGTGATCGGCGCCCCAGGCGAGGATGAGCCGGTCGTAGGTGAGGGTCTGCCCGGCGGCCAGCTCCGGGGGCAGCGGTTTCGCGGCGTTATAAACCAAGGCGGTATGCGGGATCCAGACCGGGAACGTCGTCGAGGCGAGCCCCCCGATGGCGTCGCTGATGCCTTGGTGCGCGGCGGCCAGCTCGTCGGACTGCACGAGCAGCACCGAGCAGGGCTCCCTCTCGGGGTCGCTCGCGTTGAATACGGCTGTGGCGAACGCCTTGGCCGGCACCGGCCCGGTCCATGCCGAGGCGAGAGCTTCGACCAGGCCCGCCTTGACGTCGTCGCTGTACTCGACGGCGTCCTTGGCGAGGTAGCCCAGGGTGCAGTGCAGATCCTCGGGTGCTTCCCCGCCGGGCTGGGCCAAGGTGGCGGCGTCGGCGGCCGACAGCATCGCCATGACAGCCACACCCGTCGGGGCGTCCTGCACGTCGTCAGCCACGGGTGCAGTGTCCGCTGGGGCGTCCACTGCGAACCCGTCCAGGAAGTAGATCGTCTGCGACGGTGCGCCCGAGCCGGCAGCGACCAGTTGCGTCTCCAGCTCCTGGGCCTGCTCCTGCACAGCCGGCGGCGCGTCGGCCGGGATGTCGAACGTCATCGTGCACCGGCAGTTGGCTTGTATGATGCCGTTGCCGATGTACCAGCCGTCCCCCGAGTCGAGGTTGTAGACGTGCGCCGCTACCAGATCCCGCTCGACCTTGACGATCTGTTCAACCGTTACGACGGCGGGGAGTCGGTCAAGGCGCTCGCCGAGCGCTTCAAGGTCAGCAGAACGGTCGTCATCAGCCGTCTCGAAAAGAGCGGACGCAGCACGCGTACCCGCAGTGAGGCGATGAGCGAGCGCATGCGCACCGCGACCAGTGGTGAGCGTCGCGCCCTGGCCTCGGCCGCCAATCTCGCCCGGCGCACCGGCAACCATCAAGACGCGGGGCGGCCCGGATATGGCGGCCGGGCCGCGATCACCGGCGCTCTCACTCGAAGCCGCAAGATCGGCAAGGGCGAAGCCGAGATGCGTGACCTCCTCATCGGTCGCGGCCTCGCCGTCGATGAGCAGGTGCCCGTCTACGGGTACAACCTCGACTTGGCCATCGGCGCCGTCGCCGTGGAAATCTGGTGGGCTAAGTCGTACCCGCTGCGGGTCGGCCACCAGGCGCGCCGCGCGCTCGACCTCGGCGATCTGGGCTGGTCGCTGATCTACATTTGGTGCGCCCATGTCCTGCCCGGCCTGGGTGCCGCAGACCAAGTGGTCGCCCTTCTGGAACAGGCTGGCAGCCACCCAAGCCCCGGAAACGCTCAATATCGGGTGGTTCGGAGTGACGGCGAGCTTGTGGCCGGTGGCCGTCTCGATGCGGATGATCTCGCCCTCGTACCACCGGCGGGTGACCGCGCGTAGTCCCGGCATCTCGACTCGCGTGTCTCCGAGCACGCAGTTGCACACGTTCGCGGCCGAGCCGTCACCTGGGCCGCTGACCTGTTCGCCGCCGACGGTGAACGACCCGGTGATGGCCACGGTCTGCCCGTTTGCGGCGGCATGCTCGGGGCGTGTGCGCCCGTCCGGGGTCGACAGCCAGGTCTTGGTCGCGGTGACACCGGCCGCATCAGCCATGGCCGACCACGACGCGAGCGCGCCCTGGTTGTTGGCTGCGACAGTCTCGGTGCGGGCGATCAGCTCGGCCCGGTTCGCCCACGACGGGTAACCGGTGTCAAGCATCGACTGGACCTCGGCCTGGGCGTCGTCGACGTTCGTGCCGGTCGCGTTGGCCAGGTCGTCGAGCTTCGTGCGGAGCTGCGAGGTCACCGCGTCGGGGATGTGCACGAGGATCTGGCGGCGGTCGGCCAACCATTGGCTGCGCCACGCCTGCACCGCGTTGGCCACGACCGGGTCCGCGAGGCCGGCCTGGGTGATGGGGCCGAGCATCGCCGAGTACGCCGGCATGATCACCCCGTCCAGGATCGGCTGCCACCGGTTCGGGTCGGAGATCATCAGGGTGTAGATCCGGTCGGCGTCGCGCTGGGTGAACGGCTGCGGGACCGGCTGGGGGGCGGCGTCGGCGACGAGCCGTGAGATCGGGCCGGTGTTGATCGGCTGCGCGTCCAGCTCAGCGCGCAGCAGGGCGAGGTACTGCCCGAGCGCGTCCATCAGCACCGGCATGAACTGGGCTTCGCCTCGGGCGTAACGCTGGATCGCCTGCCGCGCGAACAGGGCCTGCCGTTCGGGCGTGACCGTCATCGGCCACGTGGTCCTAGCCATCCCAGTCCTCTCGCGGCGGGTCGAGCCGAGACAGCAGGTCCAGCAGCCGCACCGGGCGGTGAGGCTGGCCCATCATCAGCAGGACCCGGGTGTACTGCTCCAGCAGCGCGGCCCAGGCTGCGACGTCGACGGCGAGGCTGTGACGGCCGGCGAGGATCGGGCACAGCACGAACATGTCCTTCACGACCGGGTCGATCTTCTCCACCGGCACCGGGTTCTGTTCGTAGGCCAGATGCCGCTGGGGCGAAGACACTGGGCCGCGTCGAGCGCGGGACCCGAACGTCGCCGAACGTTCCAGCGCCTTCAACACCAGCACATCGGACAGGGCCAGCAGCACCGGGTCGACGTCGGCCATCAGGGGCCAGCCGGCGGCCGGACCTGCTGCTGCGGGCTCGTTGCTGGCGGCCGGGCCGGCGCGGCGTTGGTTGCCGGTGTCGGGGCCGGTTCGGTTCCGCCGCCGATCGCGCGCGGCGGGGGTGTCGAATCCGGCGCGACCGGGGCGCCGAGTCCACCGGTCGGGGTCAGCGGCTGGATCACGATGCCCGGGAACAGGGCCGTGACCGCACCGGCCACCTCGGCCAGCGTCTGCGGGTTGCCCCGTTCGAGCAACGACGTGATCAGGCGGCGGGCGCGTTCGGCGTCGCTGGCCTTCTGCGACGTCGAGAACCCCAGCACCTCCAGGAATTCATCCTCAGCAAGCAGACCGTCGTCGTAGGCGGTCTTGGCGTTGTCGACGGTGATTTGGTTCGGCAGCAGCCGGTCCAGGTCGAAGTAGATGGCGTATAGGCGGGGGTTCTTGCGGCGGGCGCGCAGTGCCGGGGCGAGGTAGTAGGTCGTCAGCGCGGCCGCCACCAGCTCCAGCTTCGGGGCGATGTACTGCTTGGCGAAATCCTCGGTGATCGACCACTGGCCCCAGTGGTTGATGTCCCCCGAGCCCGTCAGCTTCTCCGGGGGCAGATCCATGCCGACAGCCAGGCGCAGTGCGCACGCATCGCGCAACGGCTGAATCATCTGGTCCAGGTCACGCCCGAACTCCATGTGCGTGATCTTGTCGATCAGATCGCCCTTGACGGTGGACACCAGCGGCACCACCGCGCTCGCCGAGTCGGGGTCGCGGATCGGCGCGATCATCGCCTCAGTGATCAGATCCAGCCAGCCCTGCGCCCCCGCCGACTCGGACTTGACCTGCGTGTCGTCGTTGGCATGCGCGGCGGTCGGCTTCGGTAGCTGGATCTCCTCCGGGATCCACAAGATCCCCGCCGAGGCCAGCCTCGACTTCACCGTCGCGGACACCATGTTCGTCAGCGCGGCCAGCTCGCGCAGCACCGGCAGCAGCGACTTGGTCGCCGCGTCGGCTTCCCAGCGGCGCTTGGGATGGGGTTCCCACACCCGGACTAGCAGTTCGTTCTCGGTGTCGATCTCGCGAGGCAGCCCGTCCATCTGCTCGACCGTGATCCGGTTCGCGCTGGTGGCGGCGACCTCGGTCGTGCCCAGGATCTCCCACGTGGCCTGATCCAGATCCGGGTTGTCGGTGGCCAGCACCCACAGGTCGCCCGCCACCGTGAGGTGCTTGCCGATCATCTTCAGCGCCTGCGACTGCCCAGCCGGCCCGCCGAACAGGTCACCCATGATCTCGGCGACATCGGAATCCTTGGACGGCTGCGTGCCGGGCTCACCGGTGACCGGGTCAATGTCCACGCCGATCAGCCGAGCCCGCGACAGCGCCCACGCCATCAGCCGCACCCCAGCCCCGAACTCGGGGCAGTTGTCGTAGTGCAGCCAGCCTTCCTGCTGCCAGTCCGTGGCGCCCCAGCGCACGTTGGAGAAGCCCTGCGTCACTCGGACGTTGACTGCCGAGGCGACCAGGGAGGTCTTCGACCGCATCGCTGCGGGCTCGACCGTGGCGAGCACCTTGCCGGCGCGGCGCGAGTACTTCCTACGCATGATGATCCTCCAGCCGAGCCGTGAACAGGGCGATCATGCCGGTCAGTTGCGACGCGGTCAGCGCCACGAGCCCGATCCAGACAGGCCAGGCGCGCGGCCAGTTGTATGCGCACGCGGCCACGCCAGCCCCCAGATACATCGACGCGCACCAGGGGCAGTGGATCAGGTAGGTCACCGACCCCGGGGCTCGTTCGGCCAGCCACGCCCGTGGCAGATCGGTCACCGCGTCGCGGGTCACCAGCCGTGTCAGCCTCGCCGTGGCGAGCACGGCGAGCGTTACGAGCAGCCAGACGGGCAC